TGTACCTAGTATTTCCCAGAGAGATAATGGTAACGAAAGAAACGCATTTAAATTTAAACCAAGATTATTCTATAACTTAGGTTTACAAGATAACCCACCACAATTAAGAGGATTTAATACAAGTACAAGTCAATACAATTACGGAAGATATTACATCCAGGATGAATCAGGTACAGTACACTCACAAGATCAGTGGTTGTTATTCCACCACTTAAATGCTTTCCCTGCTGTATTTGATACTACAAACGATTTACATTTTGGTAACTTAAATCACTGGAGTTATCATCAGAAACAATTTAATGCTAGAGCTAAGAACTCAGCATNCTTTAAATATTGGGCATTCTATATAAATGAATTATACGACGTAGATGCACGTCTATTAACGTGTAATGTTATTTTAGAACCACACGAACTGCCTCAAATACAACTTAACGATAAGATTTTTATAGACGGTCATTACTACCGTATTAATAAAATCAATGGTGCTAACCTAATGAATGAAGATTCTATTGAGGTAGAATTAATCAAATCAGCACCACGTAAATTATATTACCCAAGAAGAAAAAGATGGAACATCGACGGAACATTAGGTGATGTTTACTTTGATTGGGATACAATTGATGTAGGAGGAACAGGTGTTTATAACGATTACGTTACCGATTTACCTATAACTTCTTCTATTGGTACACCAGCTGCTCGTGACGGGTTTGCTTTATATGGTGATATAGTTACTTGGGATACAGTTAAACCTGTTCAATACGTTGAAACACAACAAGAAATCCAAGGTAACAGTACATTAGATCCATCTGCTAACTTTGTTAAAGTAACAGGTGATAATAATAGTATAAAATCATCTACACAAAAAGTAAGTGTAGTAGGTGATAACAACACAATACAAGAATACGCTGAATACATTACTGTAGATGGTACTTTAAACACTGTAGAACGTGAAGTAAACAACGTCTCTATGTTAAACGCCACCTCTACTACTGTTGGGCAGAATTCGTCTAATGTGACGCTACTAAACACATTAAATACGGTAGTTACAGCATCGGATCAGGTAGTAGTAATTAGTGATGTTGGTTCAGATGTAGATAATGGAGATAGTACTGGTACAACTACCTTAATGGGTACTCGTAATGTTGCTATTTCAGGTTCAACAAACGATGTTACTATTATTGGCTCTGAAAATATTGCTGTAACCGGAGGTAATTTCCACGTTGTAATTGGTAAAGACGATGAACTTAGTGGTTCATTAGATTTAAACAGATACCGTTTTAATACAAACGTATTGAACGATACTTATTTAGATGATGGTGTTTACTTCAACAAGGATAGCTTTAATATTTCAGCAGCAAGTGGTAGTTATACCTATGCTTATAGTGGTGAAGGTTTATACAAATACGCTTACGATATTACTTGGGTTAATCCTTTAGTTGGTGGTATTCACACAATTGAATTACCTGGTATTGTATCACAACAACAAGAAGGTAGAACAATCTTATTTAAATGTGATGATAGTATTACTTCTACATCATCAATTTATATTGAATCAGTAGCTGGTACAGATAATATTGACGGATCAAATCGATATATTTTAAATAATCCTTACCAATGGGTTGAATTAAGAGCATCTTATTTCTTATCAGGTGAAGGATACATTAATGAATGGAGAGTAATTAACGAATGGGCAAGTGGCTCAGGTGGTGGAGGTGGAACAGGTAGTGTAGACTACATTTCAAATGTAACATTCTCTACTCCTGCTTCAATGTCGTTTACCGGTGTAGGTTCAGCATTTAGTGGTGTGGTTGATTTTTCAACAGCTACAGTAGCAAGTTCTTCATTTGCTACATCAGCATCGCATGCTATAAGTTCTTCATTTGCTACATCATCTTCATATGCTATAACTGCTTCGTATGTTGAAAACGCTAATACAGCCTCTTACGCACAATACTCAGCTAACACTATTGTATATGGTAAAAACCTAAGTGGTGGTACAATCATTAAAGGTACACCTCTTTACTTTACAGGTAGTGGAACTTCAGGTAACATAGTAGGAGTTTACCCAGCTGATGCTGGAAACCCTGATAGAATGCCAGCTGGTGGTATTGCTGGTGAGCAAATGTTAGATGAAGATGAAGGTATTGTTTTATTAGATGGATTTATCAATGGAGTAGATACATCCCTATTCAATAGTGGTGATGAAGTATATGTAGCAGTAGGTGGTGGATATACAAATGTAAGACCTACGGGTTCTGCTAACTTTGTACAAGCTTTAGGATATGTTGAAAAAGTAGATGCTTCTAATGGTTCAGGTGTAATTCACGGGCCAGGTAACCCATACGATTTACCTAATATTCAATCAGGATATTTTTGGGTTGGTGATGCTGATGGAGTACCCCAACCTACACCTACTTCTTCTCTTTCATTAAGTGCTTTCCCATATTCAGGTTCAGCACAAATTACAGGTAGTTTAGGATTAACAGGTTCATTCTCACAAAATGTTCAAACTATAACAGTAACTACTTCTTCTACAACTGCATCAATTAATTGTGAACAAGCAGAATATTTTAACATTAATCTACAAGGTACTTTTGATACTGCTTCTTTACTTAATGTAACTAATTTTAAAGCAGGTCAAGAAATAACAGTTAAAATAAACCAACAAGTAACCCCATCATCACAAAATGCTTATTTCTCTTCTAATGTAGTATTCCCTGAAACATTAGGTAATTATGGACCTACATTAACAAGTGGCTCGTATGATTTTGTATATATGAAAGCATTAGATACTTCTTCAATATATGCTTTCTACGAGAAAAACTTTAACGTAACTGCAAGTGCTCCTCCTTCATCTTATACATTAGAATTCCTCGTTGTAGGAGGAGGTGGTGGTGGCGGTGGCCACTCAAATAATGATAAAGGAGGTGCCGGTGGAGGTGCTGGTGGTTTCTTAAGTAGTTCATTCTCAACATTCTCAGGAATAAACTATTCTTGTTCTGTTGGTTCAGGAGGTGCTGGAGGTAATAGTTCAGGTGGTTTAGGCAGTGTAGGAGGTGATGGTACTACTTCTTGGTTTAGCTCTTCTGCTGTATATACTGCTTTAGGAGGTGGTGGTGGTGCCGCTGGTTCAGGAGGTAGTGGACAACCAGAACACCAAGGTAGAAATGGTGGTTCAGGTGGTGGTGCTACTCGTGATGGTTCAGGAGGTATTGGTTTACAACCTACTTCATCTTTCGGTGGATATGGTGAAGATGGAGGTAGTACTGGACCATATGATGGTGGTTCTGGAGGTGGTGGTGCTGATCCTTCAACAGGAACAGGAACATCTACTACAAGTGCTGCTGGTGGAGCTGGTGGTAGCGGATACACTTGGCTTGATGGAGTTGCTTACGCCGGAGGTGGTGGAGGTGGAGCTTATTCAGGAGCAGGTGGTGCTGGAGGTACCGGTGGTGGAGGAGCTGGTGGTAATGCTAACGCTGATGGAACTCAAGGTACAGATGGCCTTGGAGGAGGCGGTGGTGGAGCCGGTGGTGGTCCTAATGCTGGTAGAGCAGGAGCTGATGGAGGTGATGGTGTAGTTATTNTTAGATACGCTGGTTCACAAGTAGGATCAGGTGGTACTGTTACATCAGCAGGAGGATACACTTACCATACATTTACAGGTTCAGGAATTTTTACATCATAAGAAATGGGACACTTTGCTAAAATAAACCAATTAAGAATAGTAGTTGACGTACAAGTAGGTACAGAAGAGTACTTTGAAGGACAATCAGGTACTTGGATACAAACTTGGAAAGATGGTAGCTACAGAAAGAATTTTGCTGGATTAGGTTTCACTTATGATTATTTTAGAGATGCTTTTATCCCACCTAAATTTTATAACTCGTGGGTACTAAACGAAACTACGTGTCAATGGGAAGCACCTATCCCAGAACCTAACGATGGTGAAAGTTATGTATGGGATGAAACTATAGAAAACTGGGTATTAGCCGTTCCACAACCCGGACAATAATAATATTTATTTAGATGGCACTAAAAAGAGAAATAGTAATTGAAGTAGACGATAAAGGGGCAATTAAGTCCGTTGACGGTCTTACTGATGCTCTAAACGAAAATACTAATGCGGTAGACAACAATGCTAGTGCTACTAAAAACGCAGAAGTATCAGCTGAAGCCTATGCTGCATCGTTAGAAAAGCAAGAACAAAGAATTAAATTATTAGATGGTGCCATTAACGTAGTAGGTGGTTCTATTGAAACATTAACAGGTGCCTTAGTATTATCTGGTGCTGTATCGGAGGAACAAGCCGAGAAATTCGAATCGGCGGCCTTAGGAGCTATCGCGTTAGCAGACGGTACTAAACGCACATTTGACGGTATTAAATCGTTAAGTGAGGGTTTAAAAGCATACGGTGGTGTTGCTGGTTTAGCTCAAAAAGCACAAGCAGCACTTAATACAACTATATTAGCAAACCCTTACGTTGCTGCAGCAGTAGCAATCGCAGCATTAGGAGCTGCAATTTATGTCTTTACTCGTCAAACCGACGAGGCAGCTGAATTCCAAAAGGAATTTGATGCTGCATTAAATGAGGCAACTGCTGGAGTAATTGGTCAAACAGCTGCTATTGAAACTTATAGTCAAGTAGCTCAAGATAGTACCAGACCAATTGAAGAAAGACAATTTGCCTTAGAGGAATTAGCTAAACAAGGTGTAGCAACTGAAGATATTGACTTATCAAATGCTGAATCGTTACAATTATTAAACGAGAGAACAGCACAAGCTATTCCATTGATTATGGCACGTGCTAAAGCATCCGCTGCAGCAGCCATTTTAGAGGAAGCACTTAAGAAACAATTAGAAGTACAAAATAGCTCATTAGAGGATAACTTATCCTGGTATGAACAAACCTGGTCATTTATTAAGGGTTCTGTATTACCAACAGGTTATGAACTACAAAAAGTACTTGATGGTGCTGCCAATTATAGTGAAAACTTATCTGAAGCAACAGCAAATGTAAATCGTGCACAAGCAGCATATCAGGAAACACTAAATGAATTAGTTAACTTAGAAGGACAAAACATTACAGTACAAAGAACAGTACGTGAAGAATTAGAACGTAGAGCTAAAACAGATGCTTCAGTAAAACAAGCATTAGCCGATAGATCAAATGCTGAAAAAGAAGCAATCTCCATCTATGCAGATGTTAGAAACCAACAAGCACTATTAGCACAAGAAGGTTTAGATAGAGAATTATTAGCTATCGACCAGGCAAATGCTGAACGTTTAGAAAAATTAACTACATATTACGGTGCTGAAAGTGAAGCAGTTAAAGCATTTGAAGCAAATATCGAAGCTGCAAAACAAGAAATACGTGATAAGTATGCTGGTGAAGCAGACGCTAANACAAAAGAAAATGCTGAGAAATTAGCATCATTAAAAGAAGAAATTGCTAACGCTGAGGCAGTAACCGAAGAACAAAAATACCAACGTCAGTTAGAGATTACAGCTCAATACTATGATGATTTAATTGAACAAGCTAGATTAGCAGGTTTAGATATTACTGAATTAGAGGTAGCTAAAAATGCAGCATTAAAGGCAGAACAAGATGCTTACAATGCACAATCAATAGACGATCAGAAAGCATACCGTGAACAATTAGTTACGTTAGCAACTGATTCGGCTTTATCCTTAATTGGTGATTTAAAATCATTAAACCAATTATTTGATCAAGATAGTGAAGATGCTGCTCGTAAAGCATTTAATAGAGAGAAAGCATTAGCAAGTGTTGAAACAGTTATTTCAACTTACTTATCAGCACAAAAAGCATATGCTTCACAATTATCAATTCCTACACCTGATGCACCTGTTAGAGCCGCAATTGCTGCGGGTGTTGCTATTGCCTCTGGTTTAGCAAGATTAGCAGTAATTAATTCACAACAATTTAAAGAATCAGGTACTGCAAGTGCTGGAGGTGGTGGTGGTGCTTCAGGAGGTGGTTCTGTACCAACAGGTCCTTCAGTAGCTGGATTTGGAAATGCACCAGGAGGTTTGTTCCCTAATCCTGCAAGAGGTGCTAGTGGTGCACCTGTAATTAAAACCTATGTATTAGCCGGTGATGTAACTACAGCACAAGAAGCAGAAACACGAATACAACAAAGAAGAAAATTATGATAAATAAGATTGTTAAACTGGTATTAGATGAAGATTCCTTATTAGGTGGAATTGATGCCGTAGCATTAGTTGAAAATCCAGCTATCGAAGAGGATTTCTTTATGTTTGCTAAGGAAGAATTCGAATCATACAATGATTATCCTAAAGCAGCAGTTGAAGCAGCTAAACAAGGTATTAAAAGAAACGAAGCATTAGGTAATAAATGTGGTACTCAAGTTGGTAAAGTAAGAGCACAACAATTAGCTAATGGTGAAAATTTAACCTTAGATACTATTCGTAGAATGCGTTCATTCCTTCTACGTCAAAAAGATAATTACGATTTAGCTGTATCAAGAAAAGATTACGATGCTTGTGGTTACATTTCTTATTTACTATGGGGTGGACCTGCTGCATTACCTTGGGCAGAGAAAAAATTAAGACAGGCAGGTGAAGAATTCGATTTAGATGAAGCATGCTGGCCCGGATACGAAGCAATAGGAACTAAAATTAAAGATGGCCGTGAAGTACCTAACTGTGTCCCAGTACAAGCGTCTAAGGAGGAGTTTGAGAAACTTGTATTGGAAACTATTATTAAAGAAAATTTATTTGCACAAATTGGTGAAATTGATGGTAGCCCAATTTTCTCAACAATTGAGGAAGCAGAAGCGAAAGCTAAAGAAATGGGGTGTGAAGGATACCACGAACACAAATTGGGTGAAGATGTAATCGGCTATATGCCTTGTAAATCACATGAAGATGCAGTTAATGAAGGAACTGAAAACGCTGTTGCAGCTGAAGATATGGCTGTGGATGTTTCGGCATTGCCCAACTATATTAGTGAATTACCTAAAGAAAAACAGGACAAAATATTAGATGCGTTATATAACGTTGGAACTACTGAAGCAACGCTAGCGGCACAAGGTTATAAGCCCGTCAGTAAAGACAATTATAACCGCGCTATAAGCGAAGCATTTGCTATTGTTGCTGAACCAAATAAGGGATCCGTNGCTGATTTNGGTCAATACAAAGTATTATACAAGTATGTAACATCCCCAGGTAAAGGAGCTGATATTATTTCTACATCAAGAGATTTTTGTAAATCATTAATGAGAAAAAACTTATTATTCCGTAAAGAAGATATTAACAATCTATCAGTACAATCTGAAAATGCTGAATTTGGATTTTACGATATTTTCAAATGGAGAGGTTCTTACAATTGTAGACATTTTTGGCAAGCACAATTGTTTAGTAGAGACAATACTGATCCTAAAAAAGCAACAGCTAACTTAGATATCTTAAGTTCATCACAATCAACTAAACCATTAGATGCTAATACAGGTGTTGGTACAGGTTTAAATACAACAGTATCAAATCAAGCCTTTAGTGAATTAGAGGAAAAACAAATGTTGATAGGTCCGTTAATGACACCTAACAAATTAATTCCTCGTAGAGATAAAGATGGCGAAATGTACCACGTTTATTTTGACGAAGCAACCGTTGAAAAATTAGCTTATCGTTTTATGGAAGATAAATTAAATGATTCTGTAAACATTGAGCACAACGATTCAGACAGAGTAAATGATGTAACGTTAGTAGAGACTTGGTTAGTTAAAGACCCAGAAAAAGATAAATCAACCTATTACGGATACGAACCTACTAAAGGACAATGGTTCGGAATGTATAGAGTGAATAATAAAAAAGTATGGGATGAGTACGTTAAAACAGGTAAAGTAAAAGGATTTAGCGTTCAAGGATACTTTACTGAAATGTTAGACAAATATACTAAATCATTATAATGGGAAAAATAGATACATTTTTAGGTAAGTGGGCAAGTAGAAAACTATTGGTTTTCTTTATTGCTACATTATTATCTTTATTTGGTAACTTAGATTCACACGATTGGGTTACTATTGCCAGCATCTACATTGGTAGCCAAGCTGTAGTTGATTTAGNTAAANTATATAAAAGTAAATTATAATATGCCTATCCCTAAAAGAACATTAGTTGAAACCAGAGACGAGTTTATTTCTCGTTGTATGGCTGATTTAAGTTCAGAATATCCTGATAATAAGCAACGTGCAGCTATATGCTATGCACAATTATCTATGCCTCAATGGGAGGTAGAAGATATTAGAGATGCTTATAAAAGTAAACCGAATAAATAGCGGTTTTAATCGTTTCCGATATGCTATCTGCAAGATATGTATATCTGTTAACAAATAATTGTTTAACCCTTTATATTAATAAAAATAATATGACTTCAACTGAATTAAAAGACCTTGTAAAGGCACATTTTAACCTTGTTGAAGCAGAAGTAAAGGAAGAAACTACTGTAGAGGAAGCTTTTGGTGAGTTAAAAGACATTAATGGTGCCTTCACTCTACGTTTCCCAGGTGATTCATTGCAAGTCGGAGATAAAGTAACAGTTGTTACTGCAGAAGGACAAGAAATGGACGCTCCTAATGGAGAGCACGAATTGGAAGACGGAACTAAACTCCGTACAGAAGATTCAGTAGTAACTGAAATTACATCTGCCGACGGTGAAAAGGCTATGGCCGAAGAAACCGAAGAGGAAGAAATGCAGGAAGAAGAAGTAAAGGAGGAAGAAATGGAAGATGAAGCTAAGATCGAAGACATCGTAGAAGCTATCGTTGAATCTGTAAAAGAGGAAATGGGCAAGATGAAAGAGAAAATGGCTGAATTGGAAGACAAAGTAGCTGGCTTAGAAAATATGCCTGCTGCTGAACCTACTTTAGCTTCAACAGGCAAGAAAATGGAAGCTTCGAGCAAGTTTTCAAAGTTCAACGTAGATGAAGCCCGCAATGCAGACCGCATTAAAATGGCTTTAGATTCAATCAAAAACAAAAAGTAAATTTAAATTATCATGGCATTAAACGTATCAGCTTTAAATGACTTTAACAACGAAGTTGCAGGTGAACTCGTAGTTAAAGCTGTGTATGGCGGTAGCACTATGGAATACATTACCATCCAAGAGGGTGTTAAGTATCAAGAGCCAATCAACTTGTTCGAAGTTGACTTGTATATCCAAAACGCTAACTGTTCTACTGACTTCAGTGGTTCAGCTACCTTTACACAAAGAAACATTACTGTTTGTCCTCGTACTTCTCAAGACGGAATCTGTCTTAAGGATATGGACAAAAAATACTTGGGTATCTCCGCTTTGGAGCCAGGTTCTTACAACGAAACATTCGCATTAGCGGGTGCTTATTCTGACTTATTGGTTAACCAATTCCAGAAAGCTAACGACCAATTCTTATGGCAGCAAATATCAGGTTCAGCTTCTACCTTCGGTGGAACTTGTGAATCTGACGGTTTGTTGAGAATTTTGTCTTCTGGTTCTGCAGGTTCAGCAATCACTGACGCAGCTCAAATCGTAGGTACTACTACAGCATCTTTAGATAACTTGGACACTATGATCGCTGCTCTTCCTACTGACGTAGCAGATCGCGACGACTTAACATTCTTCATGAGTGTAGGTAAGTTCCGTGAATTCGTATCAAGCGTTCGTACTTCTAACTCTTACTACTTCGATCCTTCAAGCATCAGCAACAGAGGTGGAATTTTGGAAATGGTTTACCCATTCCAGAACGTTAAAGTAGTAGGTACTGTAGGTATCAACACCAACCGTATCGTTCTCGGACCAGCTAGACAAATTGTAGCAGGTACTGACTTGATGAGCGACTTCTCACAATTCCAATTGTGGTACGACATCAACACAGACCAATTGCGTCACAGAATCTCTACTAAACTTGGTGTAAACGTAGCATACCCTGAATTCTGGGTTTCTAACAACGTATAATTGTCTAACCCTATAAACAACAGAAACTATGGCAACATGTGATATTACTTCAGGATTTACCCTCGGTTGTAGAGACAACACGGGTGGTATTAAGAATGTTTACATTCTAAGCGGTTCTGTTGATTCAGTAACGGGTTCAGGCAGTACGGGCTTGATTAGTGCAATCAGTGGTTCAGGTATTTTCTATAAGTTTGAGTTGACTCGTCAAACCGGAGATTATGTAGAAACTATTAACGGTTCAACCGAAAATGGTACTGTATTCTTCGATCAAACTGTGAATATGCCTTTGCATAAACTGCAATCAGCTACACGAAATCAAGTACGTTTGCTTTCTAAGAATGTTGAAATCAAGATGATCGTTGAAACTAACAACGGTTCATCTGATGGAATTGGTAAATTCTTCTACTTAGGAGAACAAAACGGTTTGTCATTGAACGCAGGTCAAGGTGCCTCAGGTACTGCCTTCGGAGATGCAAACGGATATACCTTAACATTCAACGGTCAAGAACCTGATCCCGCGAGTGAAATCAGCGGTTCAGACTTAACAGTAATTCTTAGCGGTATTACCGTATCCTAAGAATTTAGATAAAGGGAAGGGGTTGTGCGTATGCATAGCCCCTACTCCTTTCTAATTAAAAAATAATACAATGCTACAATTTAATAGGTCTGAAACTACAAATACGAATGCTGTATGGATTGATACAGTAGATACTTCTTCAGGTTACTACGGTAATTTAAGAATAATTTATACACAATCGTATGACTTATCAAATGGTAACTTTGATGTAGCTACAATTTCAGCTCCTAATGCTTATAGAAATTGGTTAGTTATCTCTAATTCTGGTTCTGTTGCTCCTACAGCTTCAGGTCAGTATGATATCAGTATATACACTCTGGATACAGGTAGTGGTAATTCAACTTGGGAAAGTGTTAGTACAACATTCCAAGCAACAAGTGATACTTGGCAAGGTATAGGTGGAATTACTCCTGTAGATTTAATATATTCTGATAGAGCATATGTTTCAGGTTCTAATGAACAAGAAATAACGCAATATGTATCATCAAACGAGAACGGAACATATATAACTTATAATGGATAAGAAATTTAATTTTAAGGCTATTAAGAAACAATTCGCAGAACGAGTACGTCCTGAGGAGAGTATCTTTAGGTCTGAAAACCGCAGTTACGTTAAGTATGGGGAATACAATGATTTCCCTAATCACTTAATTGATTTATACAATAATTCATCTATTCACGGTACTTGTGTTAATGCAATTATTGATGGTATTGTAGGAGAAGGCTTAATAGCCGAACAAGAATTCGTATTAGATAGAGCTAATCCAGATGAANCNTGGAATGAAGTATTCCATAAATTAGCTACAGATTTTAAATTATTTGGTGGATACGCTTTTGAAGTAGTTTACAACCGTAACAGAACAAAAGTAGCAGCAGTATACCACATTGATTTTTCTTGGTTAAGAGCTAAGGAAATGAATTATAGAGGTAAAGTAGAAGGGTACTACATCTCCGATGAATGGGGAGATAAGTACAGATACTCAAATAGAACAGTACCTAAAGAGGTTCCTTACTTACCTGTTTATAACCCAACTAAAGCTGCAGAGGAACCAAAACAGATATACGTATATCGCCCATACTCACCTGGTCAAAAATATTACCCGCTACCTGATTATGTAGGAGCATTACGCGTAATTGACTTGGATGAAGAGGTAGATAACTTCCATCTTAACAATATTAAGAATGGTTTAGCACCTTCGCTATCCATTACTACATTTACAAACGCTGATCCTGATCAAAGACAACAAATCGAACATATGCTTCGAGAACAATATGCAGGAACAGATAACGCTGGTTCGTTATTGTATATGGATTTAGATGATCCAGCAAACGCACCAATAATTACACCTATCCCTCAAAACGGAGCAGATGGGTATTATACAACACTAAGCGAAATTACAACGCAAAAAATATTAACAGCACACAGAATTACCTCACCTATGATCTTAGGTATTAAAACCGCTGGTCAATTAGGAGGAAGAGAAGAGGTAATTGATGCTTACTTGTTGTTAGTTAATACTGTAATTAGACCTTATCAACAGACTCTATTAGCAAGTATAGAGGAAATGTTAGAAATGATGTACCCAGAAGTGGGTGATATTACTGTGGGTGTTCAACAATTAAAATTATTCTCTGATGGAGAAGAAGAAGCAGATGTAGTTACTTCTACAGAAGCTGAAGTTGGTGAAGACGCACAATTAGAAGAAAAAATCGAAACAGCTGATAGAGAAGCTAATGCTGATTCAAATAACGATATGTTCCCAATCTAATGACAAGTACTTTTATCATATCAGAAGCTAAACTAAGACAATTTACAGATGTAAATGATAACTTAGATACTGCTTTTATTAAAAATGCTGTTCGTGAGGCACAGGATATTCACTTACAAAGAATTATTGGTACTGTATTGTATCAAAAATTGTTAAGTGACATTGATAGTGACACATTAACCGGCGCTTATTTAACGTTAGTAACCGATTATATTCAGGATTTCTTGTTATACGCGACATACTATGAAACGTTAGAGGCCATTTATATAAGACCACGTAATAACGGGTTACTAAATGCTACTGGTGGTGATAATAGTCAAACAGTAGACAGATCATTATACGAGGTAAAAAGACAATCTGTAGAAAACAAAATGCAATACTACGCTGAGCGCTTAGTAAATTACATTATTGAACAACAGAATAGTTTACCCGAATTAAACGAAAATAACTTCTTGTACCAACAATATCCTGATTACAGTAACCAGTACAGAAGTCCAATTGTATTTAAATATCAAAATAGAGGCACACATTTAAACCAAGCTAGACAAGCAGGATTAAGAATCACAGATTCAAGGTATCCACAATTTCCTTGGGCATCAAACGTAGAATAATATTATGGGACAAAACTTAGGACCGTTAAACATTTCATCCAGCTATCAGGCATTAGTACAAATATCTGGTAGTCAAATTACCGATGGTACAGGTAGTTTACTTAGTAGTTTAGATATTACTGCTACGAGTGCTTCTTATGCATCAACTGCTGCTACTGCTACCACTGCTACAAGTGCATCATTTGCTACTACAGCATCTTATTTAGATGGAAGTGTTGTTTCTGCTTCTTATGCAGCTACTGCTTCAACAGTATTAGGAGCAATTACTTCTGCTTCACATGCTGATTTTGCAAGTGATGCAGGATTATTAGATGGTAATGATGGTACTTATTATAGAAATGCTGATAACATAAATGCAGGTACTTTACCAGCAGCACGTTTATCAGGTACAT